GCAGGTCTTCGATGTCCTTTTGCTTGCTCGACGTGATCTTGGCGCGGGCGTAGTTGCCATCGACGATCAGCGGAATGTCCTCCGGCTTGGTGGTCGCGTCGATGTCCACGAAGCTCGGTGCGTGACTGGCGAACCACTTGACGCTGTCCGGATCGCTCACCGGCTTGTCGTAGACGACGAGAAACCCTGCCTTGGTGCCCACGTCACCCCAGGTCTGGTGCGTGAGCGCGCCGATGCTCCAGACGCGGTCGTGAAGCCTCTTGTGGTGGTGGTAGTGGCCCGCGAAGGTGCGGCTGAACTTGAGCTTGGCCAGGTACTCGGCGTCCAGTCCGTGATCGGGCAGACCCTTGATGACGCCGTCGATGCCGGCATGGACGATCAGGTCGCAGTTCGGTGCGTCCATTTCGTCCTGCAGGTTCTCCAGCGCGGCCTTCAGCTCCGAGACCTTGCCGATGTACGGGCACAGCGCGACGCCCTCTTTGGCCAGGACGGTCGGCTTGTTGATGATTGTGCAGCCGACTTCCTTGAGCGCGGTGATCGCGCTGCCCACTTCGGTCGCCTCGCGGCCCTCGAGGTCGTGGTTGCCGGCGTTGATGATGATCTTCAGGCCCGCGTCCACCAGCATCTTGTAGGTGCCGAGCGTCGGGTTCAGCACCGAAGGTGCCACCGAGCCGCGAACGTGAAAGAGATCGCCCGCATGAACGAGCGTGTCGCCACCGGCCCTGAAGACCGCATCGGCCGCGCGGTACGTCTCGCCGAGAATCTGCTGCAGGCGCGAGTTCACGCCGTTGGTGTCGGTGGTGGAGAACGCCGACCAGTTGTGGTGGTGGGTGTCGCTGATGATGCCGTAAGGTTTCCTCATGGGTGACTTACCTTGCCTTGTAAAAGATGTGGGAGCCCATTCGCTTGGTCCGCTCGACGCTCAGGCGCCAGGTGGGAGCGACGTAGTTGGCGTGATAGAAGGTCGCGCCATCGGTGAAGTCGAGATCGGGACGCTTGAGCACCACTTTGGCGATGCGCTGAGCGCGATCCCATGCGACCTCGTCTTTCGGGTAGCCCTCGCGCTTCAGAACGTGCTGACCACCCTGGCGGGTCACGAGCTTGTTGGTCCAGGAGAATTGCTTGGGCTCGGTGACGGTGGAGCACACGCGCTCCTTCGAGCCGGCCCGGTTCATCGTCACGTTGGCGACGGCGTACTGGCCAGGAATCAGCTCGCCACGCGCTTCGTGGTAGATGTTCAGGGCCAGACAGAGAATTGCGGTTTCGAGAATCATGCTTAGACTGTAATTTCGAGTCTCAGGGTTAGCGAGTGCTTTCACCGGAGTCTCATTGCGGCTTCGACGTTCTCCCTGAACGCCGATGGCACCACGCGGAACCGATTCATCGGCAGCCCGCGCTGAAGGATGTTGTCGGGGTTGGTGAACGACCCCGGTCCGAAGAAGTCGTCGATCGGGGTCAGCCACACGAGCTTGCGCTTGCCCTGCTTGACGACGACGCCTGCGGCCACGCAGCCCATCTCCAGGCTCTGTTCGAGGGCGATGCGCTCGATGCACCAGGCGTTGCGCTTCTTGTAGACGTGCCGCATCTGGCGGTGCGCCAGGTACAGCGCCCGACCATCCTCGAGCCTGTACCACGCGCCACAGTGCTTGAAATTGACCTTATGTTCCGTTACTTCCAACGTCAATCCTCCTGAGCTTGATGACCGTCGCGGTCTTGTTGGGGCTGACGATGTGCGGCCCATACAGCTTCGACAGGAGCCTATACAGGCGCTCTGCCGAGTCCCCGTCGTTCTTGTCCAGCTCCGTGTGGTTCTCGTGCGCGAACACGGCACACAGAGCGCCCAGCGGCCCGACGGACACGTCGATGACCTCCGCTTCTCCGAAGATCATCTTGCGCTTCTCGTCCATCAGGTAGACACGCTGGCCTTCCTCGAGGGTCGAATATCGCCGACCCATGCGAAAGGTGTTGAAGATGAAGTCCACGCCCACGATGGGCGGGACAAAGCCGATGACGACCTGTTCCACGGTGCTCTCCAACTGGGTGAGCGACCCAGTATAGAGAGCCCGCCGAACGGGTTACTTCGGCAACATCGCGACCAGATCGGCGAACAGACCCTCGTCGCGAATCTTCTCGGCAAGCGCCTTGAGGAAGTACTGCTTGCCGTCGGTCCAGGTCACGCGAGGCTTGCTGTACGCGATCATCTTGTTGGCGATCAGGTACTCCAGCAGGCTCACCACGGTGTCGAACTGGGCCACACCGGCGTCATCGAACGTCAGGCGCAGCGAAGTCTCCTGAAAGGGCTTGGTCATCTTGGACTTCACGCACTGGATGGAGATGTTCTGACCGATGAAGGTCTTCTCGCCGTCCTGCTGCTCCATGATCTTCTGACGACCGAGCGCCAGGCGTGCGGTCGAGTAGTACTCCATCGCCTTGCCGCCAGGGGTAGTGCGCGGATCGCCGTAGACCACGCCAGGCTTCAAGCGCATCTGGTTCAGGTACAGGAAGGTCGCGTTGAACTCCTCGCAGTGCTGCGCCATCGCCTTGAGCGTCGTGGAGGTCACGCGGGCGAGCGCCGTGGTGTCGTTCATCGTGTACTCGTCGATCTCCTTCTCCGCTTGCGACTTGGGCAGCGCGGCGGCGATCGAGTCGAACACGAAGAGGATCGGAGCGTCGTCCTTGATGACCTTCGATTCGCGGATCAGCTTGCAGGCTTTGGCGGCCTTGACGTTGCCCTCCTCCCAGGTCGCGGGCTTGAAGTAGAGCCAGTACGGACGCTCGACGGTCAGACCGAAGCCCTGGGCCAGACCCACGTCGAACGAACGCTCCCAGTCGATGAAGCCTGCGACGCCGCCCATCTGCTGCGCCTTGACCATCCACTGAGTCGCCAGCGCGGTCTTGCCTGTCGAGGACTCACCGAACATCTCCACCATGCGCCCGAACGGCAGACCGCCGTCGTAGCGACCGGACATGATCTTGTTCAGCGGCGGAAAGCCCGTGTCGATGAAGTGGGAGACTTGCTGGTTTCCGGCGTTCTCGCCGAGTTCCTTGTCCAGCTGGGAAATGAGGTCTGCTACGGATGCCATGTCAGTTCTCGAAGGGTTTGAGGAAGTGGTTGATGTTCTTGGTGATGCTGCCGAACGCGAGTTCAGCGCAGCCGTCGTGAAAGCCGCCAGGGTTCAGCGAGCCCTTGCGAAGTTCGACGGCGCTCGGATCGGGCTTGGGCACCCGAAGCAGTTGCATCATGGAAAAGTTTCGGGCGAAGAGCTTGCGACCCTCGCCTTCGTAGAGACTGACCAGCGCCTTCTTCGTGGGCTTGTACGCGCCGCTCTCGCACTGCTGCCAGAAGTTGCGAACGCTGCCGAAGGTGGCCAGCAGGTCGATCGCACCCTTCTCGCCGATGCCGCCCACGCCGCTGATGCAGTCGGACGAGTCACCCTGGAGACACTTGCCCTCCAGGAACGCGAGAGGCGTCTTGTACGCCGTCTTCTCGAAGAAGTTGTCCGGCCGGATGATCTTGGCGTCGTCGCGCATGTCGCGCCACGTCACGCCAGGACGCACCAGCTGCAGCCAGTCGCGGTCGCCCGAGATCAGCACGATCTCGTTCCCCGGCTTGGAGGTCAGCTCCCGAACCATGTAGCCCGCCATGTCATCGGCTTCGTGGGTGGTCACGCGCATCTGCCGCACGCCCAGGTGCTCCACGAGGTCTTTGATGTAGGGGGTCTGCTTGGTGTACGCCTCCTTGATCGCAACCTTCTTGGGGTCGTTGTCGCGATTGGACTTGTACGCGGGGTTGAGCTTGAAGCGCCAGTCGGCGTGGCCGTCCCACAGCACGACAGGCGTGTGCTCCGGGTAGGTGACGCGCAGTTCGCGCAGGGTCTTCACAAAGCCGAAGATCGCCTGAGTCTCCATGCCACCGGCGTTGAGCTTGGTGGCGTAGTGACAGGCGTACCCGACGCTGTTGCCGTCGATCAGTAGATATTTCATGCGGGAATGGCTACCCAACCTGGGCACGTTCATGCCCAGATCGGGTTTGCCTCAGTCATGACTTAGGTCAGATCGCCCAGCAGATCGTCCAGCTCAGCATCGAGAGCCGGAGCGGTCGCTGCTGCCTTGCGCGCGGCAACGGCGGGAGCTTCCTCGACCACTTCGTCGGCGGTGTGAGCCAGCGCCGGACGGGTCGTGGTGGGACGGTCGGAGCCGATGACACCGGCGACCGAGTTGATCGCCGACAGTGCGCGGCGCTTCTGCTCGTCGCTTTCCATCTGCACGTACTCGTCCAGGTTGGCGAGCTTCGTGTAGACGGCAGCGGGAACCGCTTGCTTCTTGGGCGACACCTGGACGGTGTACTTGGTGTTCAGACCCTTGCCCTCGCGGTTCACGATGATGACCTGGGCGGCTTCGGGATCGAACATGGTGCCGGCCCACTCCTCGACCGCATCGACCAGCTGACCGAACACCGAGGTGCGGACTTCCAGAATCTGCGGGCTGTTGGGGTCTTCGCTGTCGAGCGCCAGGACGTTCATCAGGTACGAGCGACCTGCCTTCGCCTGCTTGAGCAGTTCGACGGTTTCGTCATCGGTGGCGGCGTGCTGGGCGCGTTGCAGACCTTCGCAGATCGGGCAGGGCTTGCCGTAGATCGCTTCGTTGCAGGGATAGACGGCCTGGATTTGACCAGCGGCGTCCTTGATGTAGTGCTGGCCGAACTCGTGATACCAGACGTGCTCTTCGCCCTTGCGCCAGCCGGGGAGAAGGATGTAGCGATTGCTACCGGGTTGAGGCTTGATTGTCTTGTCTTTCGACTTCAGAGCGGCCTTTTTGTTCTTCATCAGTTCGAGAAGTTTTGCGGTGTCCATTTGTGCAATTTCCTGTTTTGCGGTTTGGAAGTGTCGATCAGCGGGATTGCTGCATCGACACGCATATTATAGCTCAGCCGTGACTTAGAGTACATCGGCAGAACCACAACCCTTACTGAACCCCTGCCCCGTTCTTGAACGCGGCAGCGGCACGAGCGGCAAGGGAGTCGCGCTCGTTCTGCTCGGCAAGGATTCGCACCCCGCCCTTGAACTCTTCGCGGCGATCGGCGCCCAGCTGGATCATCATGTCCCGACGATCGGCGAGGCTGATGACCAGCGACTTGTTGACGGAGGCGATCGTCTCGGCCTCGATCACGGTGTTCTTGCCCTTGATCCAGCGCGGATCGAGCTTGACGGCGTTCTCGACCATCTTCTCCGTGACCTTCTCGCCACCGGCGGCCAGCGCCTTGCGGTGTTCGTCGTAGAGCTTGGCCTCCAGCACCTCGAAGCGCACCTTCAGGCGGGCATGCTGGGCTTCAGCCTGCGCGGCCTGGGAACCGTAGAACGCCCGCAGACCCGACTGCTCCATCATCGCGGCGTCCAGCGTCGCCTCGGTGAGCTTGGTGTCCCGATTGAACTGGTTCACGTCCACGTAGAAGTTGAGCTTGGCAGCGGCTCGATCGCTGGTCTGCGGCACGTCGGCGGGCGGGATCAGTTCGGGCTCCTCGACGATCGGTTGCGCAGGCTCGGCGACCATCGGTGCGGCCTGAGCCACCGGAACCTTGGTTATCTTGCCGCGTGGCGCAACAACGACGGCAGGCTCGGGTTCGGGCTCCTTCACGGGAATGGGCTCGGGTTCCGGTATCGGCTCGGGCTCGGGCTCGGGTTCAGGTTCCGGTTCGATCTCAGCGACCGGAATCGGTGCGGGTGCGGGTGCGGGTGCGGGCACGGGGCCACCACCGGGTCGAGCCGTCGCTGCCTGCTCGGCCTCGAGTTCGGCCAGCAGGTTCGCGATCTCCTCGTCGTTGATGTCGATGTTGGGGTTTGTCATGGTTGCTCCTTTGGTCATAGATGACGCATTGATGTTAGCGTCGAGTTTCAGGGAAGTGTAGTCACGAGCGACTTATTGTCAGGAGAGAACGTCGGCGACTTGCGCGAACACCGCGTCCAGCACCTCCTGCTTGTCGGGGTCGAAGCCGATCTGCTGCGGATTGATGCCGCAGACGATCGTGGCGTCGAGCGTCGGGTCGTAGATGGTCTTGCCCACCAGTTCGGCCGTGCCGCCCTTCGTGCCGGGGACGAAGCGCTTGATGGATGCCGAGCCCAGCGCCACGATGACCGACGGCTTAATCAGCTCGAGCTCCTGGTTCAGCCACTTCGAGCAGCCGTTGATCTGTTCGTTGGTGAGGAACTTGTCGCTCTTCTTGGCCTTGACCAGCGTCGTGTAGTAGCCCTCGCCGACCGACAGCCCTGCCTTGTTGATCGCCTCCTTCACGTACTGCGCGGCGTCACCTTCGAGCAGCTTGTCCTTCTTCTCCTCCTGCCAGCTGGGGCAGTCCGAGACGACCATGAACTTGACCGTGGTCTTGGCGCGCGGCGCGGGGTGCGGGCTGTCCTTGAGCGAGCAGTCCTCGCACTTCTTGAAGTCTTGGATCAGGTGAATGACCTTCGCCCGCAGGAACTTCTCGCCCAGGTCCGTCGTGCGGTCGGCCTTGACGGCGTCGATGATGAGGCCAGGCATCAGCTCCATCTGGTCCTTGCGCCGGCTGAAGTGCTTCGGGCTCGGCGCACCGGGTTCGAGGTGGGCGAACGCACCGACCTTGTCCAGATTCTCGACGGCGCGGGCGTTGACCTTGCTGCCAGGTTGAGCGGCCGCCTGGGCGAACTCCTCCTTGCTGTCGAAGCGACCCTTGACGGGTGCCGTCTCGTCCTCGCCCCACACGTCCTCGGTGGTGCCGTCGCGCTTTTTCTTGACCTTGACGACCTGCCAGCCCCGGTTGCGCTCGCGCAGCTCCACGATCCGTTGGGCGGTGTTCTCGCTGATGCCCTTGACGGCGCTGAACGGGGCCAGGATCGTCTTGTTGTCGGGGATGATGTAGCGGTCGGCCGACAGGTTAATGTCGGGCGGCATGACCTCGATGCCCGCCTCTCGCGCATCCTTAACCAGCCCAGGCAGCTTGTCTTCGGCCACGATCGACATGCAGGCGGCGAAGTATTCAGCGGGGTAATGCACCCGCAGCCACATCGTCCAGTAGCTGATGATGGAGTACTCGACGGCGTGGGAACGGTTGAAACCGTAACCGGCGAACGCCTCGATCTTGTCGAAGATGGACCCTGCGGTGCGCTCCTCCAGGCCGGACTTGACCTTGCAGCCGTCCACCCACTTCTGGCGCATCTCCGCCATCTTGTCCTTGTCCTTCTTGCCCATCGCCTTGCGCAGATGGTCGGCTTCGGCCCTGGTGAAGCCCGCCAGGTCAACGGCCACCTGCATGACCTGCTCCTGGTACACGATCACGCCGAAGGTGGCCTCGAGTGCCGCCTTCATGTTGGGGTGGTCGTAGCTCGGCTCGCGGATGCCTTGCTTGATCGCCACGTAGTCGTCGAGCAGGCCCGAATCCATCGGACCCGGTCGGTACAGGGCGGTTGCGGCAGTGATGTCCTCGAAGGTCAGACGGCCACCGACCGCCAGGTCGCGCAGCAGCTTTCGCATCCCCGGCGACTCGAACTGGAACACGCCGGTGGTGTCGCCCCGACCGAACGCATCCATGACCTTGTCCTGCTCGAAGGGCAGCGCCAGGTAGTTGACCTCGATGCCGTGCCGGTCCTTGATGTAGCCCTTCGCGATCTCCATCACGTCGAGCGTGGACAGGCCCAGAATATCCATCTTGACCAGTCCCCAGTCCTCGACGGTGCGCTTGTCCCAGTTGACGACCGGCGCTTCCGATCGCGTCTCGATGACGGCGCGGTTGACCAGCGGCTCGCCCGCCACCACCACACCGGCTGCGTGACGGCCGAAGGCACGCATCGCCCCTTCCAGGTTCAGCGCGTGGTTCCAGATTTCGGGGTGCTCGTCCTTGAACTTGTCGATCTCGGGCACCGCTTTCGCGGCGTCGGTCAACGTGAACGACTGACCGTGTTCTTTGGGCACGAGCTTGGTAGCGGTCAGTTCGATGCCATTCAGACCGAACATGCGACCAGAGTCACGCAGCGCGGAGGCTGACGCTAAGGTCGAATAGTTGCTGATGCCCGCAACCCGGTCCGCACCGTACTTGGCGGTCAGGTAGTTGATGACCATGTGGCGCTTCGACGACATGAAGTCGAGGTCGGCGTCAGGCAAGTCGAGACGCTCCGGATTGATGAAGCGCTCGAACAGCAGGTTGAAGCGGATCGGGTCCACATCGGTGATGCCGATCAGGTAGGCGACCAGCGAGCCGCCCACCGAACCGCGACCGGGGCCGACGATGATGCCGTTGTTCTTCGCCCAGACGACGAGGTCTTCCACGAGCAGGAAGTAGCCCGCGAAGCCCATCTTCTTCAGCACGGCCATTTCGTACGCCAGGCGGTCCTGGTAGACCTTCATCTCCGCAGCACTGGGCTTGTGACCGAGCACTTCGGAGGCGAACCGTCGCTTCCAGCCCTCGACGCACTTCTTGCCCAGGGCCACGAACTCGTTGTCGGCCATCTTGGGCAGCGACACCGGATGCTTCTTCCACTTGTAGTTGCACTTGGCGACGAGCGCGTCGATGTTGACCAGCGCCTCGACCCAGCGCTTCGGCTCCGAGACGGCGTTGTACTTCGCGACCCGCCCTGCCGCCAGCTTGATGCGCTCGACGATCTTGTTCGGCTCGTGGATGTAGAAGTCCTTGATGTACTGGATGGAGCGGTAGCGCACGTCCATCTTGGTGTTCGTGGTGATGCACTTGAGCACCTCCAGCGACTCGGCCGCTGCCGCGTTGCGGTAGAAGGTCGGGTAGGTGGCGAGTGTGGGCATCGAGTGCTCGACGCTTGCCGCGAGCGCCCGAGCGTTCAGGCGATCGAAGAGCGGCGTGTCGATCGGCACCAGCTCCGAGTACACCTCGAACTTGCCCTGCAGCGCCTTGATGATCGCGTCGTGGTTGGGCAGGTGGTAGAGGCTGAACAGATCGCCCGTCGAGACGATCACGTCCTCGAGCTCCAGCACCTCGTTCAGACCCACCCTGGCGTGGTAGTAGAAGTA